TTCTCCCGATTTTGGTATTTCAACTGTTGGGTGTTCGCCCTTGTAAGGTACGAATTTGGGAATTCCAAACCCAACAATCTCTTTGCCAACGTTGCGCACCTTCACCATGACCATGCCACCATTTCGCTGGTCGCCTGTTCCACTGGTGTTGCCTTCAATCGTCACGCATGTTTTGTCGTCAATCAAACCCACAACAATGCCAATATGAGAAATGCGGTCAACGCCGTCATGAGGAAAATCCATAAAAGCCAAATAACCCAACTGTGGCATATTTGACCAACGGTTGATTTCTTTAAACTTATGCGCACCAATTGCAGTGCCAACAACTGAATGAATCTTGACGCCCGCTTGTGCTGCACACCAGTTAACGAAAGAACCGCACCAAGGTAGTCCGTCGGCCTTTGTAAATTTGCCGTATTTGGTGAGGTTGTCGCCTTCCTCAATTGTGCCAATTTCAGCCTTTGCAATTTCAATGAACGCAGCTGAAGTGCCTTGCGGATACATCTTAGTCAAGTGTTCCACTATGAAAGCAGTAACTTTGCTTCATCGGCAGTTATGCCAAGTTTGGTTAGTAATGCTGCTTTGTTGGCTGCTTTGGCTTCAGCATCAGCAATTTTCTTTGCTTGCTCTGCTTGGTCTAGTTGATATTGAGCAAACTCAATATCGTCCATTTCTCTATCTACTATTTCGCCTGTTTCTGAATTGTGTATTCTTACTATTTCTCTACTCATTATTTGATGCCCCATATCTCGACTGTTCCACCTGAAAAATTGCCACCAGTATTGTAAAAGTAAAGACTTGAAACTGCTGATGCCGTTGCTAATCCGCCCCAAGTTTGAAAATTAGTATTCGACGGCGTGTATCCGATTCCAGATACTAAATGTCTTTCAGAAGAAAAAGTGTCAGCGTAGTCCCAAAAAGTTACTGCGTTAATATTTACATTCGAAGTTCTACTGCCTTGCTCAAAAGTTATTCCGCCGCCAGCAGTTGTCCCAATAGTTGTATTACGAATATTCGTGCCGTAGTAAATACTTGCTTCGGAATTTGCTCGAATAATAGTTTGGCCGTCTGCCGTTGCGTTAGTAACGCCATAAACTATGACATATAGGTGTTGATAAGTTTGGTTAATGCTTGAAATAGTTGTTGATGCACCTGAAAGCGTTGTCGTGCTAAGTAAAGTCATACCGCCGCTAGATGCAGGCGTAGCCCATTTCATTCCTGTTGCCTCAGCCGAATCGGCCGTCAAAATTGTGTTATTTGCGCCAATTCCAAGTCTTGCGTCCACTGTTGTAAAAGTAAATAAATCGCCCTTAGTTGTAAGTGGTGTGACATCTGCGGTTGTTGTCCACGCTGGCACACCGCCTGAAACTGCTAAAACTTGACCAGTTGTGCCAATTGGAAGGCGCGTGCTTGTGTTCGCCGTTGCTGATGAATAAGCAATGTCTCCAAGTGTTGTTCCAGGTTGCAATGCCTTCAAACGTGTGTCAACGCCTTGCAATGCCACTTCAAAATCTGCGGGCAAGTCCGTGACTAAATCGCTCGCCGTTGGGAGAACAAAACCATAGTTGCTTGTGGGATTTGTAATTTGAGTTTCCTTTCCTTAGGCGACAATTGTCGCATATTGCCATTCTAGGATTGGCGACACGCTTGACCAAATTTCAGTCAATGGCACGTCGTCCCAAGCCATTGCCTGCAATGAGTAGGCAAGTGGTGAAAGTAGCAAAGTGACGGAAAGTTGATTGTAGGAAGCCTGAAACGACCAGCCTTCAACAAAACCCTGAAATGCGCCTGAACTCATGTTTAAAGGCAAGTTGTTCAGTGCCACGGCTTCACCCATAAAAATGCCAATAAGGTTGTCGCGGTCAGAATTGTCCAATTCAGGATTTGTCAGGTCAAACGTGATTTCGCTAAAAATTGGCTGCGGTTGTTTTCTTAGTGACAAATAGAAATCGGCTTGACTTTCGGCGTCAGCTGCATTGTGTAAGGTTGTTGCAATGATTTGGGCAAGTGTGCCGTATTGACCAATTGAAGTTACGTCAAATGCCGTTTTTTCGCTGGAACTGGTTGCGCCATATTTAATTGTTAGATAATTTCGAACGTCGCCTGCACGGGTTTCAATCCTCAGCCCAGCCCCACGCGCTTGATTGGCGTCAAGGTCAACATAGCCATTAGTGGCAAGGTATGTGGTGCGGTGCGTCGAATCAGCATAACCAATTTGTCCAAGTCCGTTTTCATAGATATAGCCCAAGCCTGAAGTTGCCAGTGCCGAAACCAAAGAATAAACGTCAATTGTTGAACTGGAACGTGCTGCCAATTCGTAGTTTCCTGGGGTGTCTATCTCCCCAAGCCCGTTGTTTTCTGCATTTGCCCACGTAGTTGTTGGGTCATAGGTTGCCCAAGTAACTGCACCAGCGACCTCAGCCCATGAACCAAATAAAACTTGTTCCAAGATTGTTTGAATTTGATTGCCGTCAAAATCTTTGGAAAGCACGCCTTTAGTCAATGTTTTTGGCAAACGTGCAAGCGCACCAAGTGCGGTGATTGAATAGGTTTGAGTAAAGGCGGTTGAACCCACTTCACGCACTTCCAGCGCAATATCAACGACGTTGCCACCAAAAATTGCCACAAATACGCCTGCGGTGTCTTTGACTGAAACACCAATTGTTGAGTTGATATTGACTGGGATTATGGTTTGCGCTAAATCAAGCAATTGAATGTTGACGTAGCCTGCCTGCGCTTGCTCATAGATATTTGTCCGACCACTGCGAATTGTTAGATTTGCCAAAATGGCGTCGGTGTATTCAACGCCGTCAATCTCAACCAGCCAAATGGGATTCCACTGGGTCATTAGATTGCCACAAGCGCGGTTGCACCACCAGTGCCGCGATAGTAGGAATTGTTCAAGGTTTCAACAATTGTGCGGGCAGTGCCTTCTTTGTCAATTGCACCTGAAACGTTGACGTTAATCGTCGTGCCTGACGCGGCCATGATTCCTGCCAAAGTGTTGGTGTTGACGCCTGATGTGCCAAATTGGTAATTGCCACTGGAAGTTGCAGCAGCTGCGGTTGCAGCAACGCTTGCAGCCTTAGCCACACCACCGCTTGAGGCCGTTGTTCCGCCACTGCCTGACGGTGCTGAAATTGTTGGGATTGACGGCACTGCCGTTGAAACGCTTGGTGTCTTAATTGTTGGCACACTTACCGTTGGTGTTGAAATCTTTGAAACATTAGGCAAAAACGGAATTGCATTGTAGGCAGAAATCAAAGCGTTAATTCCAGCAACCGCGCCCGAAATCAAACCGTTCAAAATCCTAACCACACCAGCAATCACGTCAATGACCCCGCCCGCAATTTTGCCTGCAACTTGCAACGCCCCACCAAGTACCGTGCCGATAACTGGTGCAAGATAGGTTGCAATGTAACCGCCAAATTCTTTGAATGTGTCAAGGTTGTCACCAATAGCATTTTTGACGTAGCCAAATGCCTTTACCAAGCCGTTAATGATTGGCGTAAATGTTGCGCTGATTAAGTTGCCAACTTGTGTAATGTAGCCACCAAGACCACCGCCCTGAAGACTAAAAGCGTCTGAAAATGCGTTGATTGCTGGCAAGGCGTTTTGGTTGATAAAGTTGATAACTTTTTCAAGGATTGGCAACAAGGCAAATCCAATTGTTTCCTTTGCTTCGTCAAATGCCACTTGCATGCGGGCAATGCGTCCCGCGTACGTGTCAGCGTTGCGCGCAGCAGCCCCGCCAAATAAATCTGAAAGACGGCTTTGGACGTCCGTGAATGACATAGTTTTCAATTGCGCAGCTGATATGCCTAAACCTAATTTGCCCAGAGCAGTTGTGTTGCCTTCGTAGGCTTTGCCCAACGCGTTGGCGACTGTTTCCAACGGCTTACCTGTTGCCGTTGAAACGTCAAGTGCGGTTGAAAGTAAATTTTGCGCCTGTGTAATGTCGCCCGTCGAACGAACCAGGCGACCCAAGGCGGGGCGCAATTGGTCGTCAGCCACACCCGTGGCAAGTGACATTTTGAGAATGGATTGTTCGGTTGCTGCTATTTGCGCCGTGGTTGCCCCTGTGGCGTTCTCTAACGCCAATGCCAACTGTGTCTGCGCCTTCTCATCTTCAATGGCGGCTTTGACGCCTTCAATGCCAATCTTGACGGCATAAGCACCAGCAGCAGCGGCAGCGGCAACAAAGGCCGCGCCAATCATTTTGCCAGTTTTGCCAATCTTGTCCCCAAATGTGTCAACGTCTTGGGTTGCAGATTTCAGCGACTTGTTGAGATTATCAACGTCACCAAGAATGGAAAGTTTGAGGGTACGACTGCCAGCCATTAGTCATATTCCTTTACTATTTTGGAAAACGATTCTTCCCATTTCTTAATGATTTCGGGTTGAACGCTTCTTAGGGTTGGGTAGATGAACCAGCCGCGTGAACCGCGACCTTCGCGACCTGACCACACTGGAAATTGCTTGTAGCGATTAGAACCAAATTCAACGCCACCCCACACCTGCTGAGTTGTTGCCCCACCGCTTAATTTCTGCCCAGCATAACCAAAACTGATTTCACCAATTTTGGAAGATTTTGAAACTTTTGAACCGTCAGCAACACGATTGTCAACCAGGTTACGGGTACGGCTTGACGCGGTTGCTTTAATCTTGCCCTGAACATATGTTGCCAATTCGCTGGTTGCTTCTTTGGCTTGTGTCAATGCTTGGTCGTCCATTGCTTTGAAAGAACGAACAATGGCGCGCAATTCATTCTTGTCGTAACTGATTGCTTCAGTCGCCATTTGCTCGCCTTTCCAAAATCTCAATGACCGTCAAAATGTCTTCGGCTGATTCAAATTCGTTCGGTGATAGCCCCGTTGCCAGGGCTATCTCCCAAACTATTCTGCTGAGGCTTCCGACTGCGTGGCTTTTGGGTTTGCCTCACCCACTATCACTTCGGAAATCGTTTCCGTCCATGCTTCGATTGGCTTGACTGGTTTCCCAGCTGCTTCGCGTTTCATGG